TACGGCGACCACCGAGATCTACACTCTTTCCCTACACGACGCTCTTCCGATCTCTCCAATATTAAGCCCGATTCTTCTATTTATAATACCCATATCAGATTCTTCATCATAGTCTTCCATAGGCAAAGATAAATAATCAACTTCGACAGTCTCTTCATAAAAAGGTCTATTTTTTATAAAAGAATTTTTATTAGTATTATTTTCTAACCAATCTGATTGATTATCTTTTGTATCTGAAAAAGAGGAATTATTTAAAAATCCAATTAAAGTATTCTTTTGTATATTCTTATTCATTTAATAAGTCACCTCTGGCGTAACTTCAAATAGGCTTGGCTCTATAATAGTATTAACCATTCCATTTTCAAAGGTTAATTGTACATCATAAATATATTTTCCAAATTCAAAATCTTGTGTATCAGAGGCTTTTATATAAAATTTATTATCTTCTAAAGGGATTTGAATTAAAATAGGATTTTCTTCGTCCACTTTAATATTTTTTCTAATAGTTAAAACGCAAGAGTCTCCTTCCTCTAATTTATAAATAGTGTAAGGGGGTATTTTTGAACGAATTTTTAAATCAATAAATCCGTCATCTCCTCTGGTAATTTGAATATTCTTTCCTATAATTTTTAACATATAAATTCCTCCAATTAAAAATACACATATCTACTAAAGATATGTGTATTTTTTAGAAAAATATTATAGTTTTTTAGTTATTTATAAGTAAGTCGTTATGATAAATAGTCTTTACTAAAAATTTTTGCTTTAATATAGATTGAAAATTCACAATATTGTTTAATTCCCAATAGGGGATTCTATATAGAGGAATATTATTTAAAAGACAATATCTGTTTTTTCTTCGGTCATTCTCTTGCATATGCTTAAAATCAGAGTAAGTTCCAAATTTTGCTATATGTTTGAAATGTTGCTCTCCGTCAAATTCAATGAGCTTGATAGGGCGGCCGCAGGATAGTATTGCAAAATCAAAGCGTAAAAGAGATTTTTTAAAAGTTAAATCTGGAAAAGTATACTCTTTCTCATAAGGGATATGAGCAGATTTTAAAATAAAAGAGATTTTCTCTTCTCCTTTACTCATTCTTATTCTCCTTTTCTCTATATTCATCTAGTTTTCCAAGAAGATAATCATACTCATCATTTGTAATGCTTTCAAGAAAAATTCTATCTTTACCATAACAATAACCAAGTAAAGACATAAATTTATTAAGAATTTCGGAAAACTCTCCTATGAAGTTGCACTCCCAGCCTAAATCTGGATAAAGTTGAATTACTTTATCAATTTCAGTAGAAGTACCATAATCTAAGTCTTCTGCTTTAAGTTTAATTCTTACTTTACCTTCCATTATTATTTCTCCTCTCCAAATACTTTTTCATATAAGAATTTTTCTGAAAATTCTTGTTTATTAACATAATCAATAATTATTAATTTTATATTATTTTTATAACAATATTCAATTTTCATTTTATCGTGTAAAGCTAATTTTTCATTATAAAGCAAATTATTTTTATCATAATGCTGTTCTCCATTACACTCTATTAATTTTATTAAATTGTTATTTTCATTAAAAATAGCAAAATCAAATCTTAGAAAATCATTGTCTTTTAAATCTTTAAAAGTATATTCTTTCTCATATTTAATTTTATTATTTCTTAAAAATTTTTCAATTTGATATTCTCCAAAAGATTTAATACAACCACAAGATTTTGTATGATTATTTTTTAAATTACTTTTATTAACGACAATTTCATTTCCACAATCACATTTACAAAGAACTTTATTATTTTCTGCTTCCTGTATTATTGTTAATAATCCGAATTTTTCTCCAATAAGACTTTCTCTTTTTACACATCCTCCACAAGACTTTATTTTATTAGATGTTAAATAAGAATATCTTCTATTGCATATTTTCCCACAATCACAAATACATTCGTATGTTGGGTCACTCGGAATTTGTTCATATAATATTTTAATAACAGTTAATTTATCAAATTTTAGACCAATAATGTCTTTAATTTGTTTATGATGCCCACAAGATTTATAATGCCCATTTTTGATGTGAGGCAAATCATATTCTACCTTGCGCCCGCAAGAACACTTACATTCAACAATTCTCTGCCTGCTATCATTTCTTTTTCCAGTATCTTTTAAAATAGTTAAATCATTATAAGTCTTTCCAATTTCTAATAAAAAAGCATTGTCTTGTTTTTCTTTCGCGATTTTAGAATAAAGACACCCACAACTTTTTGTTGCCCCTTGTATTAAATTTGGTCTTCTCACTGATATTATGTTTCCGCAATCGCATTGACATTTCCATATTGAATCTTTGCTCTTTTTTACTCTTTGAGTTTCATAGTCTCTTTCTAATACGATTAATTTTCCAAAACGCTGTCCACTTAAATCTGTACTTATCATTTTAATCCCTCCAAATATAAGTGATTTTCTTTTAGAAGGACTCCATAATTTTAGCATATTTGGTCATAAGTACAATCTTTCCAAGACTTATCAGTTTCATCTCTCCAATTAATAATTCTTGCGTGCCTAAATGCTTTAGTATCAGGTTCAAGACTCATCGCTGAAATAGTTACTACTCTGTGCGCCCAGCTAGAATTATCTTCAACAATTCCTCTTTTTACCTCTTCTGTAACATTAGAAATCCAACCGATAGGAACTATTCCTTCCCCTTTTAATACGCCGATTTCTATAGAACCAGCCCATCCATAAAAAGCTCCTTTAGTGATAGGTTCGATGGGCGCGCCACTTTGAAAATCTTCATAGAAAAGACCTTCTTTTTTCTGATTATTCTTCAAGTCAAACCAATACTTCCAGTTCTCTACTTCTTTGCCAGTATACTCCCAAGTGGCTTCTTTATAATTACCAGTTAAGAAACAATCAACCTCTTTATCAAGTTCTTTCTTTACTTTAAGACTATGATGTGCGGTTCTTTTACCAAATTCATATGAGTTATCTTTTCGCTGAACAACAACACCTTCTCCACCAGACTCCAATACAGATGCGATATAATCTAACATTTCATCTGGGTCTGTGATATAAGTAGCAATTTCTATATATGGATTATTTTTTAAATAACTATTATAAATTTCTTTTGCTGTTTCTACTCTCTCAATGAGAGGATAATCGCTGATATTTTTATTATTAAAAGCAAGACAATCAAAAATATAAAAAGTTAGCTTCTCATTTTTTTCCTGTCTTTGAATTGCTTTTTCTTTTAAACATCCAAGAACAGTTGTAACCGCCCTTGATTGCTCATTGTTTTTGAGATAAATTTCCCCTAGAAGCACAGTCCCGTTAGGAACTTTATCAAATTCTTTAGCAATATGAGGAATCCATTCAATTTTTGAAGCATATTCTCCTTGGACATTTTTATTTCTAGGACGTGAGATAAGAGTTCCATCTTCTCCTTTGATTATCGCAAACCAGTTGCCGTCTTTTTTATGGGAAAGACAGAACTCTCCGCTATAAATCATATTATTAAGTTCTTCTTTTAAATTTCTTCCTTTAGTTGGAGTCCAATATTTCATAACATCGAAATCTGAACTGAGTCCGTCAATTACAATTCCCATAAATCTTCTCCTTTAAATAATTCATATCCATTTTTTCATAATCCCAGTAAGGAATTTCTATAAGTTTTATTTTATTTTTCTCGCAGTATCTTCTTTTAAAATTATCCGACTTAATTAATCTTTCATGGTTTTCTTTATTATTCCACCCTTCTTCTCTTGAAACATAATGTTGTTCTCCTTGATATTCCATAAGACATAAAATTTTATTATTACTATCAAATATAGCAAAATCAAATTTTAGGGGGATATTTTTTTCAGATAATAAATCAGAGAAAGAATACTGTCTTACAAAAGAAATATTTAGGGAAAGCAAAATATCGTTTATTTTTGTTTCTCCTAATGATTTTATACAACCACAACTATTGCATTTTCCGATTCGTAAGGTATGTGCTGAAGTAATTATTTCTCCTCCACAATCACATTTACATAGCCAATAAGCAGAACGGTCATTATTATTTTTCCTAGGTTTATCAACTTTTTTAATTACGGTAAGTAGACCAAAACGTTGACCTGCTAAATCTATAACGTTATTTTCACTTACTATTCTTTTATGTTCACATCCACAACTTAGAATTTTTCCAGATTTAAGATGGTCAGCTCTTACACTTTTGATATTCCCGCAATCGCATTGGCAAATCCAATAAACTTTACAGGTTTTTCCTTTTGGTTTACTGTTATCTCTTTCTAAAACAGTATATTTCCCAAATCTTTGTCCTGTTAAATCTATTATTTTACTCATATAATCACCTCTAAATATAAGTAAAATAAATGTATTAAAGCTCCACATTTTTGGGATATTTTAGTCCTCCACTTCGGCATAATCAGAAAGAAGAATTCTCGCGCAGTCTTCAAAATTTTCACATTTTGGTCCATATTCTTTTCTTACTTCTTTAAAATTCTCTCCATACCAACACCAATTATCTACCCCACCAGCGTCGAGAGCCTCCAATTCAATAGAAGAAGCAAGTAATTCAATAAGTTCACTTTCGCTTATTTTATAATATTTTTCCATATTTATTTCTCCTTTCCTTATAATATAATTATAACACAAAAAGGGAGTTTTGTCAAGACAAAACTCCCGCATCTGATAAGAAATTAACTGCATTCCGAGTAAGCTCTAAAATGCCACTGTTATTTTCAATAACGAAATCATAAAAGTAATTTTCTATACACCTATCTGCATGATTAGATTCGATTGGTTTTACTCTATTATTTTTTATCAGTAAAGTAATCGCATCGAATTCTTCCGCTAATCTCCCCAGCTCTTCTGGCTCTCGACAATGCACAAAAATGGCATCAACATTACCTTCTTGTTCAGCCTCTAATTTCTTCTGTCTAATGTAATTAGCTGATAAGTCAGAGTATTGGGTAGCTAAATCTTTTAAATCAGAAAGAAATTTCCTTGACCTCTCATCTTTCTCTCCATTCCACCCCATAATTTTTGCCGCTTCTTTTAGATCGGAAGAGCACACGTCTGAACTCCAGT